ATCGTTTTGCGGGGAGAGTAACTGGTGTTGAAAACGCTTCTGATGGTAGCGGCGGGGTTGGCCTCGCTGATTTTAGCCCTGTATCTCCTTTTCTTGCCGGACCCGAAATCAAAAGAGATTTCCAAACAGCCCGAGCCACAGACGACAAACTCGGAATGGGAATGGCGGTGGGCGAAGGTGTCCTCGAAACCGCTGCCGCCATCCCAGTCGCAGGAGTAGCACTCAAAGGTGCGGCTAAGGGTATTAAGACCTTAGCGGATACATTAACTGACTCGTATGACCCTTCGATGGTAGGCGGTAATCTGGGTAATGTATTCTCAACTTCAGCAAAGGCTGCCGAGGAAGTAGACGCCCCCTCGTCTATTCAAGATAGCCCTGAAACACCGGAGTCACTGGACCAATTAGCCGAAGACGTTTCTATTACCGGCGTACGGGCCACATCCCCATACAAAAATACAGTAAAAGCTTATAAATTATTTCAAGTTAAACCGAGTAAACCGGATGAATTTTTTCCTCTGTTTGTTAACACCGATAAAAGTACTCCAATGGGCCAGTGGGTGGATGCTGAAATTGGCCCAGCGGCAAAAGGTGGTAGGGTACAATCTCTTATTGGAGACCTATCATTTAGGCCCGGGTGGCATTCCGGTGATTACATATCCGCCACACATATCGGCGGTAAGACAGACAGAACTTTATCCGGTCCTGATTACAGAAAAGCAAATCAAGTATGGGTAGAGGTAGAAGTTCCAGCCGATGTAGATTGGCAAGCCGAAGCCACGTCCCGGGCTCGTACTAAAGCAGACGGAGAGTTAGACTTATCTACTGCCGAAATAAAAGATCAAATACCTGTAGGTGGTTTTTATAGATATAAGACTAACCCCAACATGCAGGGTAACTGGTTGATTAGCGGGTCTATGAAAATAAACCGTGTTTTAGACGCTGATGAAGTAAAAGCTATTCAAGAAGACACGGGCATATTTGATCTACCCACTTTGCCTGAAGTAATCGATCAAAAAGGTTTAAAGGTCGAGGACTTAACGAAGTCGGCCCAAGCGGAACTAAAACGATACTACCCAGAAAAGTATAATGCGATGATGGGTAATGATGTAGACGTTCAAATGCAGCAACTGGGTGCTGAGACTACTGATACAGACGTGCAGATGCAGGATATTCTACAGGCCCGGGCCGGGCAGATGGAATTGGCTACCGCCGACCGTATTCAACCCAGCGGCTCTGAACCATTGTTTGATTTGTCTCCCGAAAGCTACGAACGAACATTACCAGAGCAAAGCGAGATCTATGTACCTAGACCCCCGGCAGGTACAAACCGACCAATGCCCAAGAATGACCGGGCCCGGAAGGTACAGGAAAACATCGAGCCTATTGCACAGCGTTTAGCCGAGCGCATGAAGCCGTGGCTGGGTACGGAAGCGCAGTACTTTTACCATACTGGTCCCATTGTAGATAAGGCGATGAATTTAGGCTACTCCGCCGAAGAGATTTACGATTGGCTAAGAGAGTTTGCTGATGCGTATGCCGCCACTAGCCCCCGCACTGAAACTGCCCAAAATATCCGTAATGCCACCTTGGTTATGGCTAAAAAACAACTCGGCTTAGATATACGGGAAGTTGTGGGCCCCGGCGGTACCGGTATCAACGAAAAAGGCTATCCCATGATGATTGGCCTAAAAGGCGAAATCGGGGAAAAAGGAAAGCCTAACACCAGCGATGGCATACACAAAAAACTCGTAAATGCAGTTCAGGATGGGGATGGGATAGATCCAGATACTAACACTAAGCCGTATACTTTTGCTGAAAACGTCTACGGAAACTTAGATGGGTCTACAATCGATACCCACGCTATTCGAGGCGCACTCGATGCGATGAACGAGATTGAACCCGGCAGCATCCCAATTGATTTCATCAAGAAGGACTTCAGAGACCAGTATAAAGCAGATCCCAGTTCTCTAGATCCCGCTACAATGATTGATGACTCGCTAGGGAAACAAACTTTTAACAAAAAGAGTATGCAGACAGAATATGCCGTGTTCTCGGATTTATACCGTAGAGCCGGTGAAATACTCGGAGTATCTCCCGCCGAAGCGCAGGCTATGGGTTGGTTTGGGTCTGGGGAAAGTACCGGATTAGCTTCTGAGCTAAAGTCTGTAGCTAGATTGCTTGATGAGCGTATAGACGTAACTGCCCAAGCAATGAGCCAAGATAAAGAAACTATATTCCGCAAATTACTAGCTCGAGAAATACCGATCATGTCTTTGTTCGGAGCGGCGGCAGTAGGCTCTGAGGGCTTAATGTCGGAGCCGGGGCAGGGCATATAATGAGCGAACAAGCTGAATACGAGAAGTACTTAGGTGACCTCTACGAAATGGAGCAGAAGTACTTACGGGAACGCTACCCAGAAGACTTCGTAGAGCAAGACCGTCTGTACGCTTTAGAGGATGCTAGAGAAGATGCCGCACCGTCTGCACGAGATTGGGCAAAGCTGCTTCTACAAGGAATTATGGTGGGCGGCCACAAGCTAGGATTTGATGTTGGTCCTTGGTGGCAAGCTGCCAAGGGATCAGGCTTTGCATTAGGCGGTCTGGCTACTGCCCGTAGAGGCATCACTACAGAGGCTGGAGAAGAAATGGCCGAGAAAGGATTCCAGATGGATCGTAAAAAAGCAGATTTAAATGATGATGGGCAGCTAAGTAGCTACGAGGAAGCTCGAGGCATGGCAGTCCAGCAAGCAATGGACGAACCAATGGAGATGTACCACGGCGGTATGCCTTGTGGGTGTGATGGAGACGAAGAGTGTGGATGCGGCGGCGGCATGATGTCCGACCCTGTATCTGGAAATCCTATTCCGCCCGGTTCGTCGGCAGAGAATGTCCGAGATGATATTGAGGCGATGATTTCCGAAGGCGAGTACGTTCTACCGGCTAATGTGGTTAAGTGGCACGGTCTAAAACATATTATGGAAATGCAGGAAGAAGCCGAGATGGGTCTTATGGGAATGACCGAAATGGGGCTTATCCAATATGCGGAACCGACAGAACCCGATAGCGAAGGCGTTGAGGACGCCCAAGTATCGGATGAGGGTGATTCAATCGAAGAAGAAGCCGAAGAGGCACCCGAAGCACAAGACAGCGACGAAATTGAAGTGGCTGGAGTAACCGTCGAAGAGGACGGAGAGACTGAAGAAATTTACCCGGAAGAAGAGATAATAACGATGCCCGGTATGCTGCAAAAGCAGAAGATCGCATTCATCGTTTAACAGTTGCGATTGGGCTACTCGCAAACCCCGTACCTATCAACAATTGATCATTTTGTTAACGTCAACAAAATGATCGCTAGTGTTTGATTAGGACGGCCACTTTACGGCCCCCAATGAGGCAATAATGGCAAAATACAAAAGACAGAATGAGGAAGATAATGGTCTTTCTTACAGCGAAGAACTTGCGCAACAGCAAGAAGCACAAGCAGACGGCCCAGAGCCGGTAGATTCTGAAGATGCTACCTATAAAAAGCGGTATGGTGACCTTCGACGGCACCAACAACAGCTTCTCCAACAAAAGGATGAAGAAGTTGCACAGCTACGGAAGCAATTGGATCAGGCTGCAAAGGCACAGATTAGGTTTCCTAAATCCGACGAAGAGATCGAGCAGTGGTCTAAGAAGTACCCCGATGTCGCTCAGATCGTAGATACGATTGCACGTAAAAGAGCGAATGAAGCTTTGGAAGAAGGCGATAAGCGTATGGATAGCCTACGCAGCCTAGAAAAGAAGCTCACTAAGCGTGAAGCAGAGCAGCAATTGGTTAAACTGCATCCTGACTTCCATGACATTCGGCAAGATCCGTCATTCCATGAATGGGTAGCAGAGCAGCCGCAGTATATCGAAGACGCTTTGTACAAAAATACCACTGACGCTAAGGCAGCGGCACGGGCTATTGATCTGTACAAGGCTGATACCGGCAAGCGTAAAACTACGTCCAAATCAGCGGCACAAGACGTGGGTAGGCTTTCTCGTTCAGCGCCCACCGCCAATCAACGGGCAGAGTTTTCTGAAAGCATGGTTAATTCCATGTCGGATAGTGAATTTGAGAAAAATGCCGAAGCTATTCAGGAAGCTATCCGCAGCGGCAAGTTTAGCTATGATATAAGTGGTGCAGCAAGATAGTGTTTGCAATGCCACTGTATTAATGGTATAACATAAGTGGGCGCAGGGAGCGGGTAGGCCAATTACCGAAGGCATCCTATCTGTTAGTAGTTGATTGGAGGCTCCCTCGCCCACGTACAGCTTTTTGATAATAAGTTTAATCTAGACTTATTTTCTGAGAGCAATCTCTCAACCTCAGAAAAGGGCCACCCACGGGTCTACCCCTTTGTCTGATTTTCCCAAGATATAAGACGTTTAGTCCACCAGTACGGCTGGCCTGCATTCGTGCACCACCCAGTACCCAGTACTGCCACTCAATTGTCCTCTTCGGGGTTTGTCCGGGCGTTCTCGCCCTTCATGCCAATAGGAGAACATAAAATGGCATTCGCAAAAGCCTCTGGCTATACTAACCTTAACTCAGGCGGCTTCTCGCCTGTTATTTATAGCCGTAAGGCACAGCTTGCTTTCCGCAAGAGTTCTGTAGCCGAAGCGGTCACTAACACCGATTACAGCGGCGAGATTGCTGCACACGGTGATTCAGTGAGAATTATCCGTGAACCCACCATCACTATCAACGCTTTAGAGCGTGGTACTACGCTGGCAACACAGGATCTGACCGATACTGATTTCACTATGGTTGTTGATAAAGCGAACTACTTCCAGTTCACTTTAGCAGATATCGAAGTTGCCCATTCGCACATTAATTTCATGGACTTAGCCTCTGATCGTGCTGGTTATGATCTTCGTGATGCGTTTGATGCGGAAGTTCTTGGCTATATGTCAGGCTGGAAAACACCAAGCTCATGGGCACGCAATACAACCACGTCTGGTACAGTAGCAAACGTAAATGCTGGTACGGACGAATTGCTTGCCGCAAACAAGTTGGACATCACTGATTTCGGTGGTTCTGATTTGGGTGTTCTTAGCGAAGTAACATCTATTCCAGTAGCTGCCGGTGGCGGTTCTGGTGCAGTGACTTCACCATTAGCTATCTTAAACCGCATCAATCGTAAGATGGATGAGGCCAACGTAGCTACAGATGGGAGATGGGCGGTAATCTCACCAATCCTCGCAGAGATCCTTATGGACGAAGATTCGAAGCTGGTTAACGCCGACTTCGGTGGTTCTTCTGAAATTCGCAATGGTCAGCTACCAGCTAAGATCCGTAACTTCACGATCTATGTATCCAATAACCTGCCTTATGTAGGTGATCCGGGTACCTCATCTGCAACGGGTTCTGAAGACAACTTCGGGGTCATGGTTGCTGGTCACGATAGTGCGGTAGCAGTAGCGGATCAGATCGCCAAGGTGGAGACATTCCGTTCTCCAGATACCTTTAGTGATGTGGTCCGGGGAATGCAATTATATGGGCGCAAGATCCTTCGCCCAGAAGCTCTGTTCACAGCGAACTACAACGTAGCATAGTCTAGGTAGGGGCAGTGGCAATCACTCTAACCAATCGTGCTAAGAATGCTGCCTTGAACGGCATCGTGGACGAAATCGACAGCGGTGGGTCGGCAGGTACTCTGCAAATCCTAGATGCTGGAGATAACGAGTTAGCAACATTGCCCCTTACCAACCCAGCATTCGGAGCCGCAGATAGTGGCTCCGTTTCTGCTAATGCCATTACCACGGACACTACGATCAATGCTGGTACGGCAACCCAATTCAAAGTCTTCACTAGCGGTGGCTCCGAAGTCTTCAGAGGCACTGTGACTAATACCGGCGGCGGCGGTGATCTCACCTTAACCAACGTCAATCTTTTCGCAGGAGACAGGTTAGCTGTGTCCTCTTTCACAATAACGATTTGAGGAACAGGAGAAACACATGAGCCTCTCAGATACTTTTGAAACCCATACTTTAAAATACTTGCTGACTACAGATTCAGTCACACGGCCAACAAATTGGTTTGTTGCACTCTGCACCACAGATCCTACGGATTCAGCACTCGGCACCGAAGTTTCTGGTGGCGG